CAAGCTTGTCAGCCTTTATCTTGGCGTTGGTTAACTTCTCTTGTGCGTCAAGGAGTTTATCCGCGTCACCTGCTTCATACGCTGCCTTGTAAGCGCGTTTAGCAAGGATCGCTTCACCTGCAGCCGTACGTTTAGCCTGCTCTAAAAGGGCTTCTTGGTTCTTATCAACCGTGCCTTTAAGCTGTTTATTCTCGTCAACAAGCTGTTGAGCAAGCCTTTCAAGTTCCTGACGTTCACGTAAGGCAGTTTCTTTAGCCCGTCTTTCGTCATGATACCCTTTACTGAAGTGCTGAATACGCTTACGTACTTTTTCAGAGTAGTCTTCAAGCTCCTCGTCAGTAATATCCTCTGGTGGTTCCGCAGGTTTACGATTTCGATCAGCTTTTGGCGTATCATCGAACACTTCAATTTCATAATCTTCTTCCTCTACAACCTCTGCTGTTTCTTTTTCAGGTTCGGGTTGAGGTTTTCCTGATATATCAATCTCCGTAGCACTTGAAGATTCAATATCAATGTCGGTGCTTTCTTCGGTTTCATCAGGGAAACTGAATTCTACTTTTTGAAACGGCATGTCAACTCCTTATGCTCGCGTGATGCCACGCGGATCTGCCACAATAGCTTCTATAGAATCATCGTTCATTAGACGATACTCTACCCCACCAACCTTAAACCGAGTGCCCGTGTTCATACGGAACATCACATAGTCACCCGCTTGACACCACGGGCCTGACGGGAACCGATCTTCGTCAGAATAGGCTTGTTCACCCATATCCAACACAAGTCCGATAATCGACATAATGTGTTCTTGGTTCATTGTTGTAGTAGATTTAAGCAGTCCGGTTTCTCCAAACGTCTCTTCTACTTGTGGTAACGCGACTAGAACTCTATACCCTACGGGTTTAGGTAGCTGCGCCTCGATCTCTTCAGGTGTTAACATCTCTTCAGGTGCTAATGTTTCTATTGCTTCACTCATCATACTCTTCCATATTGCGCGAGAGGTCTTCTACATAGTTAATACAGGCTTCGAGACCCCGAACCATACCTGTAACTTCCTTATACTGAGCGAAGTCTTTAGCCCCACCCCCTCCAAGAAATTGTAGTGCAGAGGATTTATCTTCCTCGAATTTATCTTTAAGCACGTCTAAGACGGTTTTAGCCATTACTGACCCTTATTCTGTTGATCGATTAACCTAAGCAGTTCTAGGTTTAGTTTGTCTGTGTTTTCAGTCGTTGACTTAGCCAGCTTCAACCCGTCTTTCTGGGCTTCCAACGTAAGTTCTTCTTTGTCAAGTTGCAGTCGTTTAGTAGCGATAGCCGAATCAATAGCTTCTTTCTGCGACCTGCGCTGCTCTTCAGACATACGAATCTGGATATCTGCAGCGTTCTTCTGGGCTTTAAGCTGTACTTCTTGCTCTTTGATCGCCACTTCTTTCTGCTGTAACTGGAACAGCGGGTCTTGCGCTTGTTGCTGCGCTGCCTGTTGTGCCTGTTGCTGCTGTTTACCTTGCGTAAGTTGCGTCCCAGCCTTAGCCATAAGCTGTGCTAGTGTGACTTCTATGTTTTCTGGTAAATCTTCGTTCGGTGCAGGTAGCGGTGCGCCCATCTTTTCTTCGATCTGCTTGCGGTACTGGAAGCCTAAGTGTTGCGCTAAGTGCGCTTGTAGAGCCGCCATAATCGCTTGTCCCTGTGGGTTCTGACCAATCATTTGGGCAACCATAGGGTCTTGCATAAACGACTGGTGGGTCGCCATATGCGCTTCGTGGTCTTGGTAAATGAATGCTTTCATCGGTTTTCCAACCAGCGCATCCATGTTCTCACTAACGGGGTCAGTAGGCTTAAGATCGTCTTGAGTCGGAACTAATTTATCTGCATTCTTAACGCCCAATACCTCGATCATCTGCCGGTGTAGCTGTGGCAGGTCGTAGATCTGTGGAGCCTGTTGCGACATCTGGAGTACCGCTTGGTACTGTACAACCCGTTGCGCCATCGTAGAGCTGTTTGGGTCACTGACGGGGATCACGTCCACCATCATGTAATCCGCTACCCTAGCACTAACTTCTCCACGCATGGGGATGTAGTCGTACTCAGTGGGTGCATACTCAGACATGATTGTCTTGAGCATCTTGAACTCTTGCTTCATAGCGTAATGAACACGAGCCTGTACCGCAGCCATTGGCTTTAACGTACGTTCTAACAGCGCCAGCGTCGTTCCTACCGGAGCATTAGCCGACATGTCAGAGATGTTCATGTCACTGATAGCCCCTAACCGGCGACCCTCAGTGGTGATCTGGTTAAGCAACGCAAGCAGTGTTTGGCTTGGCTCTTTGTACGGAAGCGGCATAATGTTGTCGCGGATACTACCAGACGGCACATCCACATCTTTCCATTCCCCCGGCTCAATGGGTGTATCATCACCCTTGATTCGTAAGCCACGAGACTTCAACCCACCGGGAAGATTAGACAGCGTACCTGCATCGACCAACTGACGAATCAGCGAGGTACCTGCACGAGCATACCCACCGATAATGTGGATCAAGCCAAGGCCGTAGAACCCAAATCCCGGTACATAGACGTAATGAACAAAGTGCTGACGCTTCAGCATCAACGGGTCTTCTTCGCTCCAGTTACGCCGAATCGCTAGAACATTACCCGTACCACGTTCAATCGTAACAACATAAGGCTTTGCAATCTCTTCATCATCTTCGTCGATACCGTCAATAATAAGGTCGGCATGGACTTCGTATATCGCATATCGATCATCGTCAGTAATAGAGTAGCCACCTTCTTCGGCCTTCCTCTTCTCGATGTCTGTATGGAACGGCTGTGGGTCACCGAGGTCTACTTCTTTGTAGAACCCCATTGCCTGAAGTTTCTTAAGCTCGTTCTTGGTCTTCCGCATGACGTGGGTAACACGCTCTGCAGTCTCAATATGGGACGCGCCATAGGGCACGATAACGTCTTCGGCAGGAATATAGATGGCTACCTGTCGTCCCAAACTGGGATCATAATACACCTTCTTAAACGCAGACCCCGCTAGTCCTAGGCTGTATAACATCCGCTCATGCTCTGGCCGATACTCAACCATGCGCTCAGTCAGCTCATAGTTCATATCCGCTTTTACCCTCTCAGCGGCTTCGGCTTTCTCGGGTGTTTCTTCTCCTAGTACCTTTACACGTACGGGGCCAGCGGCTGGGAAAGTCTCGCTCATCGTCTCTGCTTGGAAACGTATCGCGGCTTCGGCCAGTACAGTAGAGTAAACCCCGCAGGCACCTTCCCACGGGTCTGTGCGCTCTTCGTACTTGAACCCTAATACGTCAAGTCCTTTGACAAACGTATCAGCCCAATCTTTTCGACTATCAACATCAGCGTCGATCAGTCCAACTAAGTCCTGTGCAAGCTCTTGCAGTTCGCTATCATCTAACGCTTCCGCAAGGTTGGCATCAAACCCCATTAGGTCTGCTTCATTGCCATCAGGAATTAATGTAATTTCCATACTGCCATCGGACAGCGTAATACTTTCAGGATCGACGATCTCGATCTCTAATGCTTCTCCACCAACAAGCTCGTCGTCCATCATCTCGCCTTCGAGTAGGTCATCGATGCCTTCTGGTGCCGCGTACAAACCTTTTTCAATTGCCATAATTTATGCTCTCAGTAATACCCGCCACGCCGTTGTTTGAAATAACGTATGTCATCAGGTTCATCAGTTGGTAAGCGTATGAAACCACCTTGTCTAAAACGCATTAACGCCATGACTGTCGAATCCACTAGGTCATCATGGCTCATAAACGGGAATCCAGCAATCTCTTCAACTACTTCTTCCGCCCAGCGAGTTTCGGGCACCCATACTATACCTGATGCTACAATATCAGCGACGGAATTTAAACGTGCTAGTTTATCACCAGATCCTCTATGAGGCGTATATTCTTGTACTGGCAGTCCCATACGGCGCATCTCCTGATAGATCGCCACACCAGAACTTTTCTTCTCCACGATAAACGCATCAGGTTCCCAGTCAGCATACTCTTCCAACGCCAGCTCTTTTAACTCGGGGAACTCCAACCGCTTCTTAATACTGTTCAACAGGATGATATTGTACGCTTCGGCCTCATCATTAAAGAAGACACCCCATGTCGTCAGGGCCGTAAAGTCAGCACGATTGTGCTTCTCTGCAGCAGAGTCTAACGACATAATAATATACTCACACTTGGGCGGATCTTCCTTAGTCCAGATACTCCACCACTCACGCTTAACGATGGCAGCTTCTTCCGCCGTAGGTTCCTGCTGATACTGGGCATTCCACTGAAAGACCGGCATCGACGCCTTAGTCCGTAGCAGTGCTTCTAAATTAAAAAACTCAGGCCATAACGGCTTTTGCACAGGTTTACCCGTCTTCTTATCTGCGGTCTCTAGGATCGCAGGAAACTCAATCACCTCAAACGCATCAGCACGTTCGTTGTTCCCCATATCCCGTACAACACGGCCTGTTAGGTCATCCATGTGCCAACGGGTCTGTATAATCGCTACCCGCCCTCCGGGCATAAGACGCGTACGCGCCCCAAACGTATACCACTCATACGCCTTCTCAAACACTGAGAAGTTACCGTTAATAACGTCTTGCTCAGAGTGTGGATCATCCACTAGAAGCAGGTCAGCACCACGTCCAGCAAGGGCTGAACCCACCCCACAAGCGTAGTATTCGCCCCCTACACTGGTGTTCCACCGACCTGCAGACTTGGAATCAGAGGCCAAGCTGACCGTAGGAAACACCGCTTTATAGGCGTCTACGCTGATTAAATTACGTACTTTGCGTCCAAAATCTACAGCTAAATCAGTAGTATGCGACACCATCATGACTTTTTTATTAGGATTCCGCCCTAAGTACCATGCTGGGTAAAATATAGACACTAACTGGGACTTACCGTGACGTGGGGGTATGTTTACGCATACTCTATCCTTGTCCCCACCCTCAATTGCCATGAGCATGTCTGCCAATATGCGGTGATGTTTACCCACAATGAACTCAGGCATCATCGCTTTGCAGAACTCTATCAGGTCGTCGTACGCTAACTTGTTTTTCTTACGGGAATCCAGCTCATTGACCAGTTTGTCGATCTCAAGGACTTCATCTTGGGTATAATCGTCAAGATTATCCAACATCACTTGGATTTCTTCTTCTGTAAAGTCTAAAGCGACCTCACTCATCGTCATACTCTTCGTATATCTCAGATTCTTCAGGTGTTAACCCTAATTCTGCATCCACGTCAATAACTTTTCCCTCAAATACAATGGGTGCACCCAATTCTTCGGGTGGATTGACCAACTTCTCCAGCTTTTGACGCAGCTTCGCACGCAGGTCGTCCGTAGACTGGTGCGTTATGGTCACTTCTGACTTCTCTGCAAACAAACTAACGTCTGAAATCTTACCTAACAGCTCTAGGGCACGGATTCTTACCCGTGGGTCTGGGTTCTCCGACTCTAACAACAGCTTATTGGTGACGAGATGTCGTATCTGGGTGGCGCTTTCAGCAACTGACTGACCAAACTCTTGCAGGATGCTGTTAGTAAGCACTAATGAGGCAGGGGTCATCTTAGCAGCCTTGGGGTTGCTCACTTTCTTAGACGTTTTTATAGGGTCTTCGGCGTATTCAACCGCTAAACCTGCTGCTACGGTCTTATCACCCTTGTCTGGCGCTATGTCTAGGCCGTGTTCGGACAAATATAACGCAGTATTGCAGGCCGCTTCCGCACGAACGCGGAGATCTGCATAGGACATATCCACAGATAAGGGTATTCCAACTTCTGGATGAAGCACTACTGTCATAGATGTACGCAGGTTGTTAACCGTTACCGCAAATGTACACGAAAAATAATTTTTTGCAACATTAAGTTGGGACTCCTACCGGGGGGTGTTCCCTGTATAGAGGGGGTGGGGGTCGAGTCTGGTGGAAAAAGGGGTTTGAACTCAGAAAAAAGCAAAACATTTGTGGAGATTAGTAATACATAGGCTGTGGGACTCCTGCTACCTGACAGCGGTGCATGGGGGTAGGGTACCCTCTGCGATGTTAGGGAATTCCCTAACAGACCATTATATTCCACTATTGACCATCATTTGACATCGGGCGCTTGATCCTTATAATACGTTATCAGGTCGAGGCATTCCGTCTCACCACTAAGGAGATATAAATATGTTTACAGAAATACACACAGCGGCATTCAAAGCGGTCAAGGGCTTCTCAACAGCGACAACCGAGGGCGAGAAAAAGAAAGGCGCGCACCTCGACAATGCTTTCGAGGCCGGTCTGCGAGCGGGTCACACGATCTCGCCCGAGGGCAAAGACAGCGCGGAGAGCTTGTCGACGCCAGAGCAGCACGCATCACTCAAGGGCAACGTGTTAGCAGGTTTCGCTCAGAAAGATCAGGCGCTGTTCAAAGTCGAGGTCAAGACATTATCTGACGACGACAAAGCACGCAAGCGTTGGGTCACTCAACAGATAGGGTCGCGCATGAAGGATATCCGCAAGGGTCTTCTAAGCCGCGCCATCGCTGCCGGTGAGATTGAACCCGAACAGCGCGAAGTCAAGACCGAGGCCGAGAAAATCATCGCTGCAATCAAGACAGCCGCTAACACGGCGCGCAAAGATGAGACCCCCGAGTACAACCCGAGCGCCTTGATTACTGCGCTAGCGCAAACGATGGCCCTAGTCGGAACCGATGACGACATCCGAGCAATCATCGAAGGCTAAACTCAAGCCCCCCGAAAGGGGGGCATCTTTTTAATGTTAGGGTTCCCCCTAACAAAACAGGAACAAAACCCATG